AATAAAGTAACTTTTGAGTATCTTGTTGAAGAAAATAAACTCTTAAAGTTACAAATAAAACATTTTGTAGAAATAATTGAAAAGTTTGGAATAGGTGAAAAGGATAAAAATGAAACTAATGAAGAAACTTAAGATAGGTGGAGCAGAATATAAGGTAATACGTGGAAAAGAGACAGAAGAAGAATATGTAGGATATCATGACTATCATAGAGGTATAATCAAGATATCAAAAACACATAGTGGTGAAGTTAGAAATGATAGGTTGATTCTTGAGACTGTATTACATGAAGTTATTCATGCAGTAAGTTCTGTATGGTTGGATGATAGATTAACAGAAAAAGCTGTGACCAAACTATCACTTGCTTTATTTGCCTTTTTTGCTGATAATGATTTAATGTTACGCAGTAAAGAAATACCAAAGCAAGTAAAATACATGGGATTTATTTATGATTTGGTTTATCCAGTTCCAGACGGTATAGAAATTGATGTTGATTCTAGATTCAGTGTATCTAATACAAAAATATGTAAAATATATATAACATTTGATGATGATGATTGTGTATATTATATAAAGTCGTTACTTTTGAGAACTATATTAAAGATGGTTATAGATCTATATGGTGGATTTTCTGAAAGTGAAGTTGATGATATATATGATTCAAATTTCTACCAAGGATTATATCAGGCTATAGTTGATAATAAGATAGATGAATTAATATATAAAGGGTGCAATAAATGAGTGAGAATTTATACAGTAAAGGACAAAAAGTACTAAGTACTGAAGGTAAAGATAATTGGGATAAGATATTTAGCGATAATGCTAAAAAATTACTGAGAGATGGAATGAAAACTATTTTTAATACTGAAATTGATAGAAGACGTAAGATATGGGAGGATCAATAAATGAAAGCAACATGTTTTATAGGTGGTAGACTTAGAATAAACATACCAGTAGTTAGAAAAAATACTTATACTGTGTGGGTGCAAACTACAAGAAAAATTAACAGATATGGAAAGGAAATTACAACATTTATAAAAAGACATATAAAAAAGCACAATGTTGTATTAAGTGGTGAAATATATGAAGGATATGTGTGCTAAGTGTAAAAAACGAGATACATGCAAGAAGCTTTGTAAAAAGGCTGAAGAGTATGTAAATTCAGACCATGTTAGTCAGCAAGAGTGTATAGGTGCATTTTTTAATGGAAAGGATGTAAGTGAAGTTGCTACTTGGGATGATGTTAACTTAAATAACTCAACTGTTTTAAAAACTACTATATTAAAGTTATATTTTGATGATGGAAAATCTGTTATGGATATATATAGGATGTTGCCTTGTAGTTGGCAATATGTATCAGAAGTTATAATTAAATATAAAAAGAAGTCGCAAGTAAAAAAATGAGTATCAGTATTTAAAATCAACCACTTATAAGAAACCTACTCCAGTAGTAAAAGGGTAGCTATTTTAAATGCTTACATTGGAGTAATATGAGTGGTAGAATAAGTGATGCTGAAAGAGCACAAAGACTTCATGCTATAGATCAATATAATCAGGAAGGAAAAACTGATTATGAAATATCTAAGGATATGGGTGTTTCTATAGATGTAGTTAAACGCCTACAAGCTTATTTAAACAATCTCCAAAAAGCAGACATCTCACCAAAAGAATTAGCCGAAAAACGCTCTGAATTATATTTAGAGCTCACACAAGCTTCTGCCGAAGCTAGAAAACTATTTGACGATTATAAAATACCACTTACATGTCCAAGATGTAAAGGTGATTGTACTATTTCCTACTTTAATAAAAAAACAAGTAAAGAATATACAATAACTTGTGATGTATGTAAAGGTCTAGGTGAAATAGGTAGACCTTATGAAGCAAATAAGTTTTTTCAGTCATGGCTTGATTCTATAGAGAAAAAAGCCAAACTATATGGTTTAGATAATCAGAAAAATGATGCTATACTCCAACAATTCAACTTCCATTCAGATAAATATATTCCAGACATAAAACTAACAGGAAAAACTAGAGTTCTTAGTGAAAAATTAGCTGACAAACTTAAAGAAGATCATGAAAATAAAGTAAGAAAAAATGGCTAAATTTACGTCTATAGAAGAGGTACAAGAAAAAAAGGAAGAAGTAGCTAAGGAGTATGATGGCAAACTACCTAATTATCTTGAAGACTATTTTAGTGAAGAAGAAAATAAAATTAAACGTAATGAATTCTTTATAAATAGAGCTATAGCTAAACGCAAAACTACATATGAAGAAAGAAAAGAATTTGTAATAAAAAAAGAAGAAGAATTTTGGGAAGAAAATGACTTTGAAATAGTTAAAAAGAAAAAGACTGTAAGAGATGAAGTAGATCCTATATATAATGAGCCACTAAGAAATGAAGAGATACTTGAAGAAGAAAGAGATTTAACAGAAGAAGAAAGAAAAATACTTATAGCAATGTGTGAGAAGGATTTATATCTGTTTGCTATAAGATACTTTGCTCACTATTTAAAAAAACCAAGCTCAAGATTACATAAGTTTTTATATTCTACTATAACAAGAGAGTTTGAGAAGAAAAGAAATAAAGGATTTAAGGTAGCTATAGCAGCTCCACGTGGAAACGCAAAATCGACAATCATATCAGCTATTTATCCCTTATGGTGTATAGCTTATAATAAAAAGAATTTTATAATTGTTGTATCAGATACATCAGGACAAGCAGAAGATTTTCTATCAGATATAAAGAGAGAACTTGAGTCTAATGCTTTATTGCTTAGAGATTTCCCACATGTGGCAGGTAAGGGGCCAACTTGGAGAATAAATGAGATAATAACAACTAATAATATAAAAATTCTTGCTCTTGGTACTGGATCTAAAATTCGTGGTAGAAGATTTGGAATATATAGACCAGATCTATTAATATTTGACGATTTAGAAGGCCCAGATATGGTACGCTCAGAATCAGAGCGTGAGTTTATTAGATTCCAGTGGTTTAATAAAGATGCAATGCATGTTGGTGGTGAAGAAGGAACTTGTACTGACATGCTTGTTGTTGGTACTATCTTAGGTAAGGATGCTTTACTAACAGCAATATTAGATCCAACACAATACCCCGACTGGAGGGGGTATAGATTTAAAGCAGTTATAAACTTTTCTGACTCTGACCTTTGGGGTGAGTGGGAAAGACTCTATAAAGATAAGTTTGATGAAAATAGAGAAGATACTGCTATAAAGTTCTTTGAAGATAATAAAGAAGAAATGCTTGAAGGTACAGAAGTTTTATGGCCTGAAGGTGATCCATATTATGGTTTGATGATTAATAAAATATCAGACTATAGTGGTTTCTTAAGTGAAAAGCAAAGTGATCCACTAGATCCAACAAAAGTAGCTATATTATTTGAAGAATTAAGATTTGAAAACTTTCTCTCAAATCCTAATATTTTAAATATACTGAAAGACCAAAAGAATCCAAGGTATGGTGCTTTAGATCCATCATTAGGTAAAAAGTCTGGATCAGGGGATTACAGTTGTATACCAACTATTGTTCGTGATTTAAAAACTGGATATTTACTAGTAATAGGTATTGATTTAAAAAGACGTAAAGTTGATGATCAGATAGAAGCCATACTAAATAGCCACAAGAGATATCAATATACTTTATTTGCTGTAGAAACAAATGCTTTCCAACTTGTTATTGCTGATAACTTACGTAAAGTATCAAGAAGAGAAGGGTTATACGTTCCTATAAAAAATATAGATAATTATAGAGATAAAAAGATGAGAGTTGAATCTTATATACCATTATTAAAAGATGGTACTGTAATATTTGATTCTAATCTATATAATAGTAATCAACAGTATAGACTTGGTATTGAACAACTTACCACCTTTACTGGTGATGGTGATAGGCATGATGATTTTCCAGATGCTTTAGATATGGTAATTAGGATTGCAAGCGAGAGGAAATTTAAGAGAAGAACTAAGCAGAATAGATAAATCCAACAGACTTTAAAAATAAGTGCTTTAGTCTGTAGCATTCAAGGAGGAAATAAAATGGTATTTCAAAACAATTTCGTAGTATCAGTAAAGTGTGATGGTAAGATTTTAAGAGAATTTAAGGATAATAGTAATTTTGTAAACCTACCATTTGGTGTAGAATATTCAATATTATTAAAAAATTTAGATTCAAGGACAGCAGTTGTTTCTATTAGTATAGATGGTAAAGATATATTAGATAATTCAAGAATTATAATAAGAGGAAATAATAGTCTTGAACTTAAAGGATTTAAGAAAAATAATAAAGTAACTAATAAATTTAAATTCATAGAAAAAACTGATAGTATATCTAATCATCGTGGTGATAGGATTGATGATGGTATTATAAGAGTAGAATATACTTTTGAAAAACCAATTACCATATCAACAGTGTGGTATTCTATACAACCACTATATATAGAATATACCCCACCATATTGGTTTTATACTTATACAACTGGTACTGCACAAAATTGCAATGAACCTGTTGCATGTTGTTATAGTAATACAAATGATAATGGTATAACAGTAAAGGGGTCTGATAAAGTTGATCAGAGTTTTACTAAGGGGTATACAAATCAGTTAGAAGAAACATCTAATGTTATAACACTAATGCTTAGAGGATATAAAGATAATACTATAACTGGAAAAATAACTAAACCAGTTACAGTTAAAACTAAAATAAAATGTGAAACTTGTGGTACTAAAAATAAGTATATATACAAATATTGTACTAAGTGTGGTACATTTTTAAATAGGTAGGGGTTATATGCCAGAAAATAAAATTAAAGCTGCTGATAGAAGTCACCCACTATATGATGAAAATATTAATGATTGGGAATTATATAGATCTGCTGTAAAAGGTGGGGAAGATTTCATCAATGAAAGTAATTTATTTACACATCGCTTAGAAGATACAGAAGATTATGATGAAAGATTAGAACGAGCGTATTATCTAAACTTCTGTGATAGTATACCTAGTATTTATAATTCTTATATATTTAGAAATAACATAGAAAGACCGCCCGATACTGAACTAGAGCAATTTAGAAATAATACTGATGGTAAAGGTACTAGTATATCAGATTTTATAAAACTGGCTGGATACTATGCTTCTATATATGGTGTAATGCATATATTTGTAGATGTGCCTGAATCTAAAAAGAAAAAACCTACTGTTGCTGATTTAAAGAATGAAGGTATAGTACCTTATTGTACTATGATACATCCAACTAAGCTAAAAGATTTTAGTGTTGATGAATTTGGTAATTTTAGGTGGATAATACTAGAATATACATACTATAGAGATTTAGATCCAGGAGTGGAAAGAGTTGAAGAAACTCACTATAAGGTTATAACTACTGAAGAGTGGTGGATTGAAGATCAAAATGGTGATAAGATAAAATTTGAAGAAAAAGAAAGAAAGAGTGAAGGTAAAAATACATTAGGATTTATACCTATTATAACATTATATAGTAGAGACACTGGTGAAGATGATAAAATAGGAGAATCTTTACTAAAAGATATAGTAAGGATTAATAGAATTATAATGAACTGGTGCTCTTGTATAGATGAGCAAGTAGAAAGACAAACGTTCTCACAGTTAATTATGCCAGATGATGCTTCTATGGATGAAGATGAAGAAAAGGGTGCAGATCCTTTAAGTAGAATTAGCACATCAAGTATATTTACATTTAATCCAGAATCAAAGCATCCACCTGCTTTTATTTCTCCCAATACTGAAAGTATAAATACTATTTGGGGGTTAGTAGTAGACCACATAAAAGAAATATTTAGATTATCTGGATTGCAGGGTGGAACTTCTGACCTATATACTTCAAAATCTGGCAGACAGTCACAAATGAATTTTAAAGGTGTTAATGCATCTTTAGCTGAGAAAGCTGCTACATACCAAAAATGTGAGAATGATGTATCTAGATTAGTTTATCTACTTTTGAAAAAAGATCCGACAATATATGAAGATGTTAAATATCCAAAAACATTTGATATAGTTGCTTTGGGGGAAGAGCTTGATAGTACAATTAAGATTCTAGAAAGAAATTTTAGTCAGACACTTAATAAAACTATTATGAAAGACATTGCTAGAAAGTCCATACCTCTTGCTCCTGAAAGTATACGTATTACAGTTGAAAGTGAAATTGATTCTGGTGATGGTATTGTAGAAACTAAAACAAGTAATGCTGTTATGCCAGAAAAACAAGGTGATGGAAATCCTAATTCAAACTTAGAAAAAAGTTTTAAGACAAAAAAGGAACTGGATGAAGAGGAATCCAGCCACAGGATTAAAGAATAATGAAAATGACAGCAGAAGACAAGAAATGGCGGGCTAGAGATGATGCGTATACATTGATTGCAGCAGAGAGTATACAGTTAGATAAAACTCGTAAAAATGCTGCTATGAAAGAAGTAAACCGTATTGCTTTAGAAAAAGCCAAAGAAGCAGCCGCAGCTATGAAAGTAGCTAAACCTGCTAAAAAACCTACTCCTAAATCTAGGAGTCCTAGAAGTAGAAAAAAATAATACGATGGATTTCGTGACAGTATTACGTCATGGAGTTGACGGAGGTAAAAAATGCCCTTAGAAGATCTAAAAAAGAAAGCAACAGAACTAAGTATTGAGTTTGATGAGAATGTTTCCGAAGATGATTTAAATACTCTTGTATCACAAAAAGAAGAAGAGTTATCCAGCGACTTAGATTATTTAAGAAACAAACTAAAGTTCTTTGAAGAAGAGTCTAAAAAGGCTTTTAATAAAAGAGACATAGCTATGAAGGATAAGAAAGCTTTATCTAGTAAAGTTCAAGAACTTGAAGATAAACTCAAGAATGCGGTGGACAAGGAGCAACTCGTAAAACTTCAGACTGAGTTTGAAGATCTTAAGAAATATAAAGATGAGGTTGAAAGACTTAAAGAAGAAGAAGAGTTAAAAAAGGTTGATGAAGTTGAACGCACTAAAATCCAATTCAGAAAAGAAATGGAAAAGATGCAACAACAATTTAACGATATAAAAACTTCTCTTGAAAAAGAGAAAGAAGAAGCTATCAGTAAAGAAAAAGATTATCAAGAGATGATTAAAAGTTTGAGAGGAAACAAACTTGAATCTGAGATTGTTATACAAGCTACAAAATATAAAGCTTGGAGTCCTAATCAAATAGTTGCTCTTGCTAAAGGCTTCTTCACATATGATGAACAACTTAATAAATACATACATTTAGTTCGTGACGATAAGGGAAAGATTGTTGATGAACAAAGTGTTGAAGAATTTATAAAGGATTATCTTGGTAAGGAAGAAAATGAGAATCTAGTAAAAGGTGCTACTACTGATTCTAGTTTTGATACAAGAACGCATCAAAGGGCTGATACTACTACAAAAACTAATAGTAAAGGCAAATATAAAGCAAACGACCCTCAAATAATTAAGGAAGCTGAAGATAAAAATCTATCTCCTGCTGATTGGGCTGAAATTAAAGAACGTATGGAAGTCAAACAACTTAAAATGAGGGAAAAGAAATAAAATAAAAGGAAGTGAAAATATATGGCTACGAAAAGAGAACTTCGCATGGGCCTAAGAGAAGGCACAGGCAAGGGCAAAGAATACACTGTTTCTCCTAGTGCGTATTTTCATCGCAGAGGTGGTCACTTTGTATTTATGCATCTTGGCAATGCTTCTTTATGCGGTACAGCAAACAACACCAAAGTTGCTGGTTGGCTAGAATCTCCTAAAGATACGGCTGGTAAATCGTCTTGGAAGAGTTCTTCCGGCGATAAAGCATTTGTAATTTACTGTGCAGATAATGTATTTTGTATGCCGGTTGATGAAACTATTGCTAGTTTGGCTGCTTCATGGATTGGTAGAGGATCAGGGCTTGACGGAACTGGTGCTACTCATGCTCTAGTACAAAATGCTAAATTAGGTGTAAAGGGTACAATTGCATCCCCACTATCAATTGTTGATGTGGATATTACAAATAAGCTAGTTTACGTAAAAGTAAAACCAGCTAAGATTCAAGCAATCTAATTAGGAGGTGACATATAAATGGGAGTTTTAAGAAATCAATTTACAAATGCTATGGTGAAAGATCTGTATGCTTATTTTTGGGAGAATTATGATGAAACGCCTCCTATGTATCAGGAGTTGTTTGATGTAGTTTCTTCTACTGCTGCATATGAAAAATTCGATAGTGCAATCGGTCTTGGGGAACTTTTAGAGAAACCTGAAGGTACTGATTTACAGGCTGACTCACCTATGGAAAGTTATACAATAATCTGCAAAAACCGTTCTTTTGGGCGTGTTATTAGATTCTCTAAAGAATCAGTTGATGATTCACAAAAGGGTAATCTTATGCAGAAAACTGCTGGTTCTTGGGGCAGAATGGTTCCTTACACAAAAGAACTATTTTACGCTAAGTTTTTCAACTACGGTGCTTATACCGCAGGAAATTCTGTATTTAATAACAAGATTACTGGTGTAGTGGATGATCCAACTGGGGATCTAATCTATGATAGTAAAGCTTGGTTTAGTACAACTCATGCGGATAAAGTTGGAGGTTCATACGCTAACTATGTATCTTCTCGTGCTCTAACGCATCCTAACTTAAAAACCAGTTATATTACCTATACTTCAACCAATAACAGGGATGAAAGAGGAAATATTGTTTCTCTTATGCCTGATACTCTTCTAGTTCCTCCAGCATTGTACTTTACTGCTAGAGAAATTCTAGAAAGTACTCTTGTTCCTGATATTTTTGATAACACCAAAAACGTACTATCTGCTATTGTACAGCCTATGGCTTGGCAGCACATAACAGATACAGATGGTTGGTATATGGGTAAGAAGAAAATGGGACTTTTGGCTACTTCTAGGGAGTCTGTTACCATTGACTTCTGGCAGGATGAGCTGAGTAAAGACTACTTCACATCCATTTTTGAACGTTACGGCGGTTGTGTGACCAACTGGCGTTATTGGATGGCTTTTAATATTTCAACAAGTTAACCATAAATTTTAGAGAATGAGTATTTTATTACTCATTCTCTAAAAATCTACTTGACAAAATTGTAAAAGTATGTTATAATGTTTTTAAAAATGGAGTTTTTGTACAAATAGGTTCAATTAGATAAAAATAATAAGGGGCTAATTTAATTGGCATTATCAGAAAAAACAAAAACTGAAGTAGAAAATCAAGATATATCTGTTAGAGATGATCTATACCCAGATCGTTCTGCTACCGATAACTCTTTAAAAGGAACAGGTACTATTAGTAGGTTGCCTTTTGACTTATTTCCAAGAACAACTTATGATATGTCAAAATTGTATCAATGGAAACCTGGTGATAAAGTTCGTGGATCTTTTGCTAAAGGTAATAGAGGGATGGCAGGGTATATACGTGATATTGAAAGTGCTCCTGATGAGAAATCATATAAGTCTAAATATATAGATACTTTTAAAAAAGTTAGTGAAGAGTTAGAAAAATAATACGATGGATGTCGTGAAAAAGCATCTGTCATGGATATGACGGAGGAATACAATGAAATGTAAGATTTGTAATAAAGAAATGAAAAAAATTACGGTAGCTCATATAGCTACACACGGTCTTAGAACTTTAGAGGAATATGAAAACTATGGTGAAGAACTAATGGAAGATATAGAAAGTGCAGATCTAACAACTATTATTCCAGAAGAAAAAATAACTATGTCCTATGAAGAGCGTAAGGAGTACCTATTTAAAGATAAAGAAAAAGACCCAGAAAGACCACTTTCACAGTTTTTAAAAGAACATGGAGTTAATGAGTCTGAATTAGAAAGTATGATTCATAAGTATAAAGCTGGTATAGAACTTAATGTTACTGAACAGATCAATAAGAATATAAATAAAGGTATTGAAGAAGCCGAAAGATATAAAGATAGCAATAGAGTAGAAGTTCATGATGTTAACACAGCAGAATCGTTAGAAAAAAATCATAACTTTGCTTGTATTGGAGTAAAATCAAAGCCTACAAAGACTTGGATATTAATAAAAAATAAATAGGAACGCATGCTTTCCCAGCATGAGATCGGTAAATATAGCCATGTATTTACTGAATCCTAAAAGAGGGAGATGATTATAAATGGCAGATTCTCATATTAAAAGTAATTTGGTAGCTAAAAACGGTGACGAAACTATAAGTGGCTTTACATCAATTCAAGGTGATAGAGTTACTTGTGCTACGGTAACTGCTACAGCAATTGTTTGTGGTGGAACTATATCAGCAAGTGGTGCTATAAGTGGAACTACATCCATAACAGCAACTACATTTTTGAAGTCTACTACATATACCCATGCAACTACATACATAAAAATTGGAACTAAAAAATACATATTTGCTGGTAGTGGTGCTACCTCTGCTGCTATTATGGCGGAAGCAACAGCTTTAGTAGCTACACCAATTAAAGGAAGTTTATATTTAGGTGCTGGAGTTATTTGGAAATTTAATGCAGATACCACAGCTACCAAAATGACATAACAAACTAAGGCGGTAATACTTTATTGCCGCCTTTTTTATACTCCTTCTCTTCTGACCTGATCTGTTAAATCTGACGCTGAATCTGAGACTGAATTTATCAAAAATAATTAATTTTTTTAAAGGAGTGATTTTTAAATGCCCGTTTTATCACACACACGCAGAGTTGTATTTTCTGGTCAGAATTTAGCTACCACTGGATATATATATAACTCTAATGCCTCACCTGGAACTAATGATGGATGGTATAACTCTAAATACGATGCAGTAACAGTTCAACTTGGCTGTGCTACACTTACTAGTAAAACTGTTGTGTTTAGAATAGAAGGTAGATACAACGACTCTGGTAGAGTAGCTAGTTTATATAATACTACTATATCTGTTGGTGGATCTATGGATAAAGTAAACACTGTATCTTTTAGAACTAATGAAGTTCGTATTGGTGCTAAACTAGATTCTATGGTATCAACCCCATTAGCTTCTCCTCATAATATTTATGCTAATATACAATTTACTGACTATAGGCAATAGGAGGAACTTATATGGTTAAGCAAATAAGAGAAACTATTGCTGATAGTGCTATTATAAAACCACTACTTGTTTTATTTTTATGTGGTATTTTTACGTGGTTAGTTGTATCTGTAAGAGATATTCCAGCAACATATGTAGGAAAAGAAGAACTAAAATCTGTTAGAACTGAGATAAGGGCTAATAGAGAAAAAGATATAACTAATCTTGAAAAAATAATGAACATAGGATTTAATAATATAAAAATAAATCAGGAAAGACAAGAAGCTAAAATAGATAGACTATTAAGTAGGGAATAATTGTGGAATATATAACTTTAAAAAAATAAATAGCACATAAAATAGAAGGAAAATAAGTAATGTATATACCAGATCATTTTAAACTATATGAGCTATTACCAAAATCTTATTATAAAAAAGATAATAGACTTTGGAATATATTTGACGATAGATTACTTATAACTATAGATAATCTTCGTAATAAATATGGTAAGATGTTAGTAAATGATTGGTATTGGAAAGGCGAAAATCAATATAGAGGGTGGCGACCTTTTGATTGTAAAGTTGGAGCAGAATTCAGTCAACATAAGTTTGGTAGGGCTGTAGATCTAATTTTACTTGAAGTAGACGTTAATATGGTAAGAAAAGAAATCATTGATAATCAATTCAGTGAAGACTTTAAATATATAACATGTATGGAAGATAATACAAGTTGGTTACATATAGATGTTAGAAATCATAATAAAAAAAATGGTATTTTAATAGTATTACCGTAGGGAGAAAACATGCTACCATTAGCATTAATAATGTCAGGTTTATCAGTACTTCCAAAAATACCAGAAATGTGGGAAACTGTTGCTTCAATTTTTGGAAAAGAAGCACCAAAGTCTGTAAAGCAAGCTGGTGAATTAGTTAATACTATAGTTTTAGGTATTAAATCTGGTGAAGTACCACAAGAAAAGCAATTTGAACTTCAAATAGCTATGTTGCAACATGAAGAAAGAATTGAAGAAGAAAAGACCAAAAGACAAGATATGGAGTTGAAAGAACTTCAGCATCAGAGAGATACTCATGTAGCTTTGTGGGCAAATGAACAACAAAGTTCGTCTATAAAAGTACAAGAAACAAGACCTACAATATTAAGGCAGATGTGGGGATTCGTAATGTTTTATGGTGTTTTTGCTCCTCTTTTAGCTATTGATGCTATGTTCTTATTGCCAATATCTCAAGCTACTCTTATTATAGGTATATTAAAAGAATTTGGATTTTGGTTGTTAGGTACATTCACTACAGCATTTGTAGGATATACGACTGCTCGCTCCCTAGACAAACGCAATCCAGAACTTAAAAATGGAAATGGTATTGTTGCTAAGACGTTGAATAAAATAGTATAGGATATAAAAATGGAATGGAGATGCTGGTACTCTTTATTTTTATTTAAGGAATTTACAAAAGTAGTTACTATAGATGGTACAGATCAAAAAGCTATAGTAGTTCCGTGTAATTTTACTGGTGCTGAAGTTGGTGTTTATAAAGGAGATAATACTGTTACTTTATTGTCTCATATACCATTCTTAAAAAAATTATATTGTATTGATAGGTGGGAAGAGTATGATGGATATTCAAAAGATCTTAAATATAATTTTCCTAACACAGATCTTACAATGGAAGAAATATTTAATAATTTTAAAAAAACAATAATACCAGTTATTGAAAAAGTTGAAATATTAAGAATGGATAGTGCAGAAGCTATTAATTTTATACCTAATGATAGTTTAGATTTTGTGTTTATAGATGGAAATCATAAGTATGAAATAGTAAAGAGAGATATATTAATGTATATACCTAAAGTAAAAATTGGTGGTATATTATCTGGACATGATTACATAAGATTTAAGAATGAACCAGAACATAGATATGAAGTTAAAAAAGCTGTTGACGAGATATTTTCAAATAATGTAAACATTGAAGGCACAGTTTGGTTTACAAAAAGATTAGGATAGTGGTATGAATGAAGAAAATAAACTCTATATAGATGAACCAATAGTAGTAAGTATGTTTTTTGGGGAGGTTGGGTGGGGACTTCAAAGATGGTTTTCACATCTACGATATTTAAAGCATGAAGTATACCCAGACCATAAATTTGTTGTATTTACAGATATTAGTATGCATATATTTATGGATGATTTTATAACATACACAATTAGTTTACCAGAATGGTTTTATAAATTAAAGTTAGAAAGAGATTCTTATGAAGCAGTTAGTCTATCTGCTCCACCAGGATCATTAACAGATTCTACATTGTATAAAAAACTTATAGAATATATGAGAGAGTTTTATAATGTAGAAAAAGCTATTGAAGTATTTCCACCAAGAGGATGTAATTTATGGATTGATAAGTCTATACAAATATTCTGCAAGATAAAAACGAAGCAACCATTGTTTATATTTGATAGATATATAATAGTTGTATTTCCTAGAAAAAGAGATAGAGCATCTAATAGGAATGTTCCAGAGTTCATATGGTATGCTGCTGTAGAAGAACTTAAAAAGAACTTCTTAATAGTTTTAGCCGGTACTCCAAATGGTGCATGTTTAGTTGATTATAAAGATGAAAATGTAATAAACTTAATAAATTATGATAAAGAAGATAAAACAGATCTTGTTGTTAGGTATTTAAATAGTGCTGTTTGTAGTATATCAAGTCAATCTGGTGGAACTCATATTAGTCTTTTATGCGGGTGTCCGTCTTACATAATAGGACATGAGAAAGAAAGGCACTCTGAAATAGAGAATAGATTAAATGTACCATCTTCTTTTAGATATGTTTATGATTACAGAGCTATAGATGCTAATACTATAGTAAGTGATGTAATAAATTTTATAAAAATAATGGATGATGAAAAAGTAATACAAGTACAACATAGTCCTATAAATAGGCCATCACTAAGAACTTTACAAAATAAAAAAGATTTAATAGGTGCAGAAATTGGTGTTGATAGAGGATTAAATGCACTTAACATGTTAGAAAATTTAGACATAAAAAGATTATATTTAATTGATCCATATGTTTTATATAGAAATTTAGTTAATATAGGATGTAATATAACAGAAGAGCAGTGTATTAAAATAGAAAAAGAAGCGCATAGTAGATTAGAAAAATATAAAGATAAAATAGTTTGGATAAAAGACTTATCAGAAAATGCTTTTAATAAAATTCCTGATGAGCTTGATTTTATCTATATTGATGGTAATCATAGATATGAGTATACTAAAAGAGATTTAGAACTATATTACCCTAAAATAAAAGATGGTGGATTAGTTTGTTGTCATGATTATGATTATTCAGATACAGCAAAAGCTATAAATGAGTTCTTTGGAAATCTATGTATTAAGTATAATTATGCTATATGTTCTGATAATACTAGTAGATTAGATGCTTGGGCGGTGAAATTTGATAAGAGTAAAGTAATAGCAGAAAGTATGAAAAAATTAGAAGGATTAATTGAATGTTGAGTTTAGATTGTAAGTACTTTAAAGGTAATAGTCCATGCTTGCAAAATAAGAAATATGAATTGGATATACACTGTAATGGATGCACCAGTTATATACCAGTAGAGAAAAATATATTGATAATAAAATTATGGGCTATAGGTGATGTCATAAGAACTACTCCTATTTTACATAGATTATCTGCTATATATCCAAACTCAAGAATATACTGGTTAACTTTAGCTACCGATATTTTACCAAAAGATTATATTGATTATATATTATATTTTAATGTTGGAAGTATCGAAGTTCTTAAGAATATAAAATTTGATTTACTATTAAATCTTGATAAATCTATAGAAGCGTGTGCTGTAGCAGAAAGTGTTAAGTCTAAAATTAAAAGAGGATTTGGATTAAATAATGGTGTTCCATTTCCATTTAGTGATTCAGCAAATCATAAATATATGACAGGTATTTTTGATTATTATAGTAAAAATAATAAAAAGCATTACGTAGAAGAGATCTTTGAAATATGTGATATTGGTGAATTTAATAATGAGTATTATATACTTAATAATATAGAAAAACATAATAATGTATGGAATATTGATAGAACTAAAATAGTAATTGGATTAAATACTGGATGTAGTAGTCGATGGACAACAAGATTATGGCCTATAGAGTATTGGATTGAGTTAATAAATAGTATTAAATCACAGTATGAAGTTATACTACTTGGTGGTACTTTAGAAGATAATAAAAATAAAGAGATCTCTTTATTAAGTGGTGCAAAGTATTTTGGTGTTTTCCCACTATCTACTTTTATAGATCTTATAGATAATTGTGATTTAGTAGTTTCTCAGGTTACTTTAGCTGCTCATATAGCTATAGGATTAAAAAAGAAGATTGTACTGATGAACAATATATTTAATTCTAATGAATTTTATCTATATGGACTAGGAACTGTAGTAGAACCTGAAAGTGGTTGTGATTGTTTTTATCTTCATAAATGTAAAAGAAACAGACATTGTATGAAAGATATTACAGTTTCAAAAGTACAACAAGCTATTGAGAGTTTAATATGAATTTTAATGATAGAATATTTAGTTATTATAATGAAATTAAAGAATTAAATAGAGGTAATTTTCCATATCCAAGATTTTTAGCACTATATCCAACAAATATGTGTCAGTTTAATTGTATATTTTGTGATTATAAAGAATTAAATTCATGTACTCCAAAAGAATTAAGTAGAGTAGAATGGACATATATTTTAGATACATTTAAAAGACTTGGCGGGGAAGCTGTAGGATTAGCTGGTGGTGGTGAACCATTAATGCTATCAACTATAGAAGATTTTTTGGCATATGCAAATAAAATAGGATTAAAAATAGGTATAGTAACTAATGGATTAAATATAGATAAGAATAATAAAAGTAGACTATATAATTTATTATTAGAAACATGCTCATATGTAAGAATTTCATTTGAATCAGGCTCATCAGAAGTTTTTAAAATGATAAAAGGTAAAGATAGATTTAATAAAATATTAGATAATGTCAGTGAATTTATAAAAGATAAATCAAAAGAATTACAAGTTTCTTATAAGTATACAATTCCATGCACTTGTATAATTAATGATATAGAAAAAGCAATAAGAATAGCTGATGATAATGGATTTTATTCTATACAATTTAAAGCTGTATGCAATACTAATGAAAAATTAAATAGTAATGATAGGGCATTTTTTAAAAAATATATAAATTCAATAGTTACAAAAAATGTTAAAGTAGTTTGTGATTTAGATGAATATAAGAAAGAATCAAATGGATGTAATATATGTGGTATACAAACATTAATAGATTACTACGGAGATGTCTATCTATGTTGTTATTATAGACATAGACTAAAAGATCATAAGATAGGTAATATATTTAAAACTAAATATGAAGATATTTGGGTATCTTATGAACACTATAAAAAAGCAATGGAAGTTGATTTTATTAAATGTAATTTATACGATTGTAGGTATATAAAATATGATAGTATAATGCAAGATGTAATAAAAACAGGATATTTAAGTTTTATATAAGTGGGGTGATATGAGAGTAGCTTTATGCTTAAGTGGACAAGCTAGAGGAATAGATAAAACTTGGGAGTACTTACTAAATAATGTAATATATCCAACTAAGTGTGATGTATTTATATCTTTTGCTAATGACTCATCATTAATAAATTTTGGTAAGATACAACCATTATTTACTGAGTTAGAACTTATAAGAGATCCTAGTTTAGAGTATTTATATAGTATAGCAAGAGGTAAAACATCATATATACAACATGTTGGTATGATGGGACAAGAATGTTCAAATTTAGCAGTACTAAGACAATTTTATTTTATAAATCGTGCAAATAATATGAAAATTGCATATGAAAAAAAGAATAATTTTGTGTATGATTGGGTTATAAGAAGTAGGGCTGATGTCATAATAAATACATGTATTGAAAATTTAAATCAATTTGATAATAGTTATATATATTCACCACATACTGATACAAATTCTGGATTAAATGATATGTTTGCTTTTGGTAACTCAAAAAATATGGATATATATTCCGATAGAATAGGTGAGATAAAAAAACTAGATTCCTCAGTATTTCCATTTTGGAATCCTCATATTGAATTAAAATATATACTAGAAAGAAATAATATACCTATTAGATTTATAGAAATTGATATTAATAAAGAATTATCTTGGAGAGGTGAAAAAAGTATAAATGTATTTAAGTATTATGGTGAACTGGGGGAAGAAATAATAAATAAGAGGTCAGAATGAGAGAGTGTAGTAAAAGTATACAAAGAAGACTATCTAGCTCAAATTTTATGAATCGTTATTTTAAAGGATATGGTATTGATATTGGTGGAAAGCCAGATCCTCTTAATCTCTATACTGAGTTATTTCCATTAATAAAATATGTAAAAACTTGGGATATAGAAGATGGAGATGCTCAATTTATGAGTTCAGTTAAGACAGAAGCGTATGATTTTGTTCATAGTAGTCACTGTCTGGAACATCTAAAGAATCCAATAGAGGGATTAGAGAATTGGTTTCGTATTCTAAAACCAAATGGTTATTTAATTATAACAGTTCCAGATGAGGATTTGTATGAACAAGGTAAGTTTCCTAGTACTTTTAATAAGGATCATAAATGGACTTTTACAATTTATAAGAAATCATCTTGGAGTGGAAGGTCAATAAATATTATTGATATGTTAAAAGTTTTAGATGATACTGCATCTATTGAGAAAATTGAACTATTAAATTCTACATATAGAACATTTCCGAGATATGATCAAACTCTTACTCCTATAGGAGAGTGTGGTATAGAAATAATTATTCATAAGAAAAGTAATGAATGGCATTTAAATGGCACGTTAAATAAAGAAACTACAATACATTTAAATCAATATAAAGATGATCATGATACATTAATCAGAAATAATAAAATCATAACACCATTTGAAAATGAAAATATTATTACTTCTTAATTCAAGTTTATGGGATGGTAGACTTCACTCTAGAAGACTATATGTTGAGTTTATATATAGACTAAAAGAATACTGTGATTTTAAGGTGTACGGGCCAAATGAACATAAATATAATTCAAAAGAAACAACACCTATAGAATATAACTCTAAAATAAATGCTAAAGATTTAGTTAATTTATTTAATCCAGATGTTATACTTTCACACCATTATCATTTTATGAAAAATTGGATTCCAAAAGATATTAGAACTTTATCCAACACACCAGTTGTACATTTTGAAATGGATTTTCATTTTATAGATAATAAAAACTGGTGGAAAGATGTGGGATTTAATTTAGTACTTTCTAGAGATTTTGTTTTTAGTGTAAAGGGTATAGAATCAGTATGGGTTCCACTTTCAGCAGATGATGTATTCTACACAGATTTAAATACTAACTATATAGATAATAGAATAAATAAAGTATTATTTATAGGAAATAATCCACCAGAGCATAAATATTATACTGTTAGAAGATTAGCTATAAAAACATTAAAAGAAGCAAATTTAATTGATGATAAAAGTTTTCAAAGATTAAATAAAAATAATGAAGAAATAGAAAGTTTATATTTAGAGTATCCACACTTACTAAAACAATACAGATGTGGATTATCATGTGCCGGTGGCGTATTACATTCTGGTGTAGGTAAAATATATGAAACAATGGCAAGTGGTACAGCATTATTAACTCAATATTTTCAAGAAAATGAAATATTATTTGGAAAAGAACAGTGTTTTTTCACATATAAAGATGATTGTAGTGACATAGTAAGTCAAGCCAATATAATTTTAAATGATATAGATCAAGTAAAAGAAGTAACACAAAATGCTTTA